TTCATATGGTGATCGCAGTAAATTACTAAATTATTTTATACAAAAGAGGCTTAAAACCCTCACCGAATCGATAAGCGAATTTTAAAGGAGAACTATCATGGCTTATACCAACTACACACCACTACTTTCAGAAATTTTAAAAAATCTAGGAAAAATCAAATCCAAGAAAGACAAAGTTTTATACTTGAAAGAACATAATACTGTTGCTCTCCGACAAGTAATCAAATCTTCATTTGATCCTAAAGTCAAATGGGCCCTACCGTTTGGAGAGGTTCCATATGTTCAAAATGAAGCTCCCGAAGGAACAGAACATAGTGTTTTATCCTATGAAGTTCGGAAACTTTATCATTATATAGAAGGTGGTAATCCAAAACTTTCACAGAATAAACGTGAATCCATGTTTGTTCAGCTGTTAGAAGGATTGCATCCAGATGAAGCTGATGTTCTTATTGCTGCAAAGGATAAGATTCTACATCAAAAGTACAAGGGTCTTTCAGTTAATGTAGTAAAAGAAGCATTTGATTGGGATGATAATTACATGTTGATTGATCATGAAACATATCCAGCATCTCCCGGTGCAGCTAGCGGTTAAAAATAATGCTTATTGAAGATGATATCAAGTTAGATTATTCTGATGTATTGATCCGACCAAAACGATCAACCTTGACATCTCGCTTTGATGTTGATTTAAAAAGAACTTACACTTTTTATCACAGTTCGGCGATTTGGACCGGCGTTCCTATTATGACTAGTAATATGGATACTGTTGGTACATTTGATATGCATGAAGAACTGAGTCTTCATGGTTTGGTTACTTGTATAGCAAGACAGTGTAATAAAGATGGTACGCAATGGCACTTAGCAGAACGGAGAAGCAAACTTTGTGTTATGTCTGGTATCTCTGACAAGGAAATATTAGAACTTGTCGGAATTGCAAATACTTTTCCTGATATTTCATTTGTCGGCTTAGATGTTGCAAATGGATACACTATTAATTTTGTACAGGCTATTAAATATTTAAGAATGCTTTTACCCGACGCAACAATTATTGCTGGAAATGTGGTAACGGCAGACATGACTTCTGAATTGATTCTTGCTGGGGCAGATATCGTTAAAGTAGGAATTGGTGGAGGTAGTGTATGCACCACTCGCATCAAAACAGGAATAGGGTATCCTCAATTAAGTGCTGTTATTGAATGTGCTGATGCAGCACATGGAGTAGGTGGCCATATCATAGCAGATGGGGGATGCAATTCTTCTGGTGATATAGTGAAGGCTTTTGCAGCTGGTGCTGATTTTGTTATGATTGGTGGTATGTTATCAGGACATGATGAGTGTGATGGTGAGTTGATATTTGAGGACGATAATCCAGAACCGATAGGTATGGAATTCTATGGTATGGCCTCTAAAACTGCCATGGACAAATATGGACATTCCAATAGGGAGTATAGAGGTGAGGAAGGAAAATCCGTGATTGTACCCTATCGTGGAGCCGTAAGAGATACCGTTATAGATATTCTTAGTGGAGTTAGATCTGCATGTACATATGTTGGTGCAAAACGTCTAAAGGACTTGACAAAATGTGCTACATTTGTTAGAGTGAACAGTACGCATAACAGGATATATGAATAATGGAGAAAAAAATGGATAGAAGAGTTGATATGGAAATATTAGGAGCCCTGCGTAAAAGGTATGAAGCAGATATAGCAAATGCTCTTGCTAATATTGAAGTGTATAGTATTAATCCGACCGGAGCCGTAAAGTTTATTGGAGATCATGCTGATATTGTATCCGCTGTAGATAATGAAGTTGTAAAACTTTCTGAAGCAGCTGGTAAATTGGATGTTTTGATTGAATTTTTTAGAGTATAATTAAAATGCCTTTGACAAGAAAACGAATCATTTATAATCGTTCTCATAATGAACCATATATGATTCGTCACCATTTGATATTTCGAGAGAAATCAGATCACCTAGAACAGAATGTGAACGTACCGTTTAATGCATATTTGCATAAAATTCTCCTGTCCGATGAGCCCCTTCTACACGATCACCCGTGGAATTGGGGAACATACATCATCAGTGGGGGGTATTATGAACATGCTCCAGAAGGCACCTTTTGGAGAGGGCCGGGATCGTGGAGAACCCGAAAATCTACCGATATGCACTGGTTGGAACTAAAGGAGAATAAACCTTGTTGGACTCTATTCTGGCATAGCCGCAGAACGAGGGTTTGGGGGTTTCAGACCGATGAGGGGTGGATGGATTATCGAACTTTTTTTGAAAATCGTTTAGAATTAAGGACTTAGGAGGTGCGATTTCCCTTGACATATACCCAAAAATATGATACTATAAGACATACTGAAAAAACAGAGAGGGCCTGTAAAATTAATTTCATATCAATTGCTGTGGCAGGGATGATGTCTATTGTCCCTGCCAAAATTCAAGCACAAACCAATTCAGTAGAGTCTATGTTGGATTGGCAGGTAAAGTCAATAGAGTGTCTTGCACTCAATATGTATCATGAGGCTAGGGATCAAGGAACAGCTGGTATCTTTGCTGTATCTTCTGTTGTCATAAATCGAGTTAAAGATAAACGATTTCCCAATAATATTTGTGACGTTATTTATCAGGGCCCTGTTCAGGAAAGTTGGAAACGTAATGGAATCTATTTTCCTATAAAAAACAAGTGTCAATTCTCATGGTATTGCGATGGAAAAAGTGATATTCCTCATAATAAGAAAAAATACCAAAAGTTACTTGACTTATCTGAGTTAATATTATATAATGAAATACAATTCATAGACATCACAGATGGCGCATTATTTTATCACGCAGATTATATAACGCCGGGTTGGGCAAAAACCAAACAACGAACAACAGAAATAGGAGATCACATTTTTTACACATGGAAAGTGAAATGACACAAATGAATACGAAATTTACATTAGACTTAGACTATGAAGTAGTTGATAATATTGTTAAAGGTATATTATTGGAATTGTATGAAGAGTTGAAAGATACGCAAGAAAAAATGAAAGCAGATTTTGATAATCTTAAAGATTTTCAGAAAGAAGATTATGAGTATGATAAGAATCTTCTGGATCTGGAGGCAACGAAGATTCTTGTATGCTATTACACTACATCAGAAGAACGTCCAGAAGAATTAGATTATTACAAATCTACCATAAACCAGCAGTGGCAGGACTGGGAAGATCACGGCGGCGAAGGCTGATGAACATTTTCTACCTAGACCGTGACCCTAAAGTTGCCGCACAGATGATGTGCGATAAGCATGTGGCCAAGATGATACAGGAGAGCGCACAGATGCTCTCTACTGCTCACCGTGTGTTTAACGATCCAAAATGGTATGCAGATAAAGTGGGTTTGTATAAGATGGCCCATAAGAACCATCCTAGCACCATATGGGTTTGTTCCTCTAGTAAACACTACAAGTGGTTATATGATCACATGATTGCTCTCATGGAAGAATACACATATCGGTATGGTAAACATCATGCCACAGAGCGTCTAATTGAACCATTGCGTATGGAACCATGGCTCATTCCCGATGATGGATTCGTTGATCCACCCATGTGTATGCCCGAATATTGTAAAAGTTATGATACTGTGTCTGCATATCAAACTTACTATATATTAAAGAAATTAGACTTTGCTACATGGAAACGCAGAGACATACCGGAGTGGATAAATGCAAAGAGAGGGTTATTGGGATTACATGGGTCGGAAATTGCGTGAAGAGTGGATCAAGAAAGAGGTCATAAGTCGTGAAGATATGTGGAAAAAAGAAATTGCAGACATGCAAAAAACTCTTCAATGGTGTTATATCAGAATACGAAAATTAAATGAAGAAATTTATGAATTAAAATCTCAACCAAATATCATCATTGTTGATGATAGACAAACAAAAATGGAATTTTAATGCCTACCTATACTTTTTATGATGAAGTCAAAGATTATCAATATGAAGAATTCATGTTTATATCAAAGCTTGATGAATATAAAAAAAACAATCCTAATGTGCGACAAATTTATACGCCTATAGCGATTGTTGGCGATCATCTTATGGGTGTCGGGCCCAAAACAGATAGTGGATTTAATGAAAATATGCAGAGAATTTCTGCAGCTCATCCTGACAGCCCTTTGGCAGATCGTTATGGTAGTGGTGCCTCCAATGCTCAAATCAAAGCAAGAAATTTAGTTGATAAACAGAGAAAAAAGAATAAATAGAAATAGCGCAGGCGAGACACCAAACTTCAGCACCGATGCACTGCATCTAAGCAAGCTGGGAAGTCCCTCCGCCTATGCGCTGATGGGGGGCCCCCTGCCCGGGGGGGAGACCGCTTTAAGCGGCCGTCGGCACCCAATCGCCGCCCCCCATTTTTATAATAGGAATTCTTAATGGCACGTAAAAAAATCAAGGAAATAAGTCACGATACTTTAATATCGGTTAAACCTATTACTGATAATCAGAAATTGATATTTGAGTCATGGAAAAAAGGCCAAAACCAATTTCTTTTTGGTGCTGCAGGAACAGGAAAAACTTTTATTTCTCTATACCTTGCACTCAAAGATGTGTTGGATTTAAAGAAACCCTATGATAAGGTGGTGTTGGTAAGGTCGCTTATACCTACCAGAGAAATTGGATTTCTGCCAGGCGATGAAGAAGATAAGGCTGCGTTATACCAAGTTCCATATCAGAACATGGTTCAGTTTATGTTTGAGCAACCTAATGAACAATCCTTTTCCAATCTTTATAATCGGCTCAAAGGTCAAGGTTCTTTGTTCTTTTTATCAACATCTTTCTTGAGAGGACTAACATTTGATAATTCAATCATTATAGTGGATGAATGTCAGAACCTTAATTTTCATGAATTAGATACGATTATCACAAGGATCGGCCAAGATTCAAAGATTATATTCTCCGGCGATTTTGATCAAACCGATTTAGTTAAACAAAATGAAAAAAATGGTCTTCATACCTTCCTGAAAATTTTAGAAGAAATGGAAGAGTTTAATTGTTTGGAATTTACAATTGGTGATATTGTTCGTTCTGGATTTGTTAGAAATTATCTTATTAATAAAATGAAACTAGGTATTGGGATAGAATAATGAATATTGATAAACTACGGAAAGAATTAGAAAGAGATGAAGGCGTTAAGTATGAAGTATATTTGGATCATCTTGGCTACCCTACCTTTGGCATAGGGCATCTTATTACTGATGATGATCCTGAGTGTGGAACCTCTGTTGGAACAGAAGTCACTGAGTATAGAGTTAAAGAAGCCTTTGAAATCGATGTCGAAACCGTCTTGACAGACTGCGAGCGATTATATGTACAGTTTGAACATTTGCCCGAAGAAGTCCAATTGATTATTGCAAACATGATGTTCAATATGGGAGCTACCAAATTGAGTAAATTTAGAGGCATGAAACGTGGTGTGGATGAGAGAGATTGGCTCGCAGCTGCTAATGAAATGGTTGACAGTTTGTGGTATAAACAAGTAACTAATCGTGCTGAAAGATTAGTAAAGAGGATGAAAAGTGTAACTTCAGCATGGGGAAGCACAACAATTCATATGGAGTAGAAGGAGAGATTATCATGACAAATCATTTAGAAGACGCAGCAAAATTAGCAGGCAGAAATAATAATTTTTCTTATTATTGTTATCATGCTTGGGTATCTGTTAGAGCCAGTGCAGAATTGATGTATATAGGCATCATGTCCTTTATACATGCATTTCTCCCGTTTATATATTCGGGTTTTGGATTAGCAGAGATGCTTGTGAAAACTATCAATAAAATTCGTGTTTCAATTCCAGACTGGTCAGGCTGGAAAGAATTAGATAATTGGAATAAATAATATATGACATTTTTTAATCATGTATCTGTGAATCTTCCAAAATTAGAAACCCAAACAATAAATTACAAGAGATTCTATATTACGCCAGAAGGAGAAGCATATCCCTCCATAACAACCGTACTTTCTATTCGGGGGAAAGAAGGCTTGATGGAGTGGCGTAAGAAAGTTGGTGAGAAAGTTGCTAATTATGTTTCTGGGAAGGCCGCTGCTCGAGGCACTGCTGTTCATCACATGTGTGAAGATTATCTCGATAACCAACAGTTGGATTTTCCATCAGAATTTGAGAAACACAAAAAAAACTTTCTTCCTTGGTGCTTGTTCTCTCAACTAAAAGAGCAAGTGCTACACAATATTACTGATATATACGCACAAGAAGTGGGTTTGTATAGTACTAAATATAAAGTCGCTGGACGCGCTGATTGTATTTGTAAATATAAGACTGTACCTTCTGTTATTGATTTTAAGACATCAACAAGAGAACGCTCAGATGATTGGAATGAAAACTATTACATACAAAGTTCTGCTTATGCTGAAATGTTTGAAGAAAGAACTGGGATAGAAATCAATCAGATAGTGATTTTAGTGGTAACAGAAGATGGAACAGTTCAAGAATTTATAAAAGAAAAGGGCGATTATTTAGATGCTTTATCAGAAGCAATTGAAAATTGGAGGAAACAAAATGTTTAAAAAATTAAGTATATTTACTGCCATATTGGCCGCAACTCTTTTATTGTCATTCAATTCTATGGCACAAGAGACAGAAGCGCCGGTTAAGAAAATTACAGA